ATGTTCACTGATAGAACCGTTCTCATTGATTATCTGGCTTTTTCTGCGCCTATTTCTTGCATGAAGGATGTTCATACCTTTCAAGAAAAAGGGCATGAATGGCGTAAGTATGAGTTTTTACCCTCCTACCGACACTATCAGCACAGCCGATTTACTGAAACGTTATCAGTTGGTGACTATGAGTCTTTACCTGATTCATTCGAAGTGTTTTCTTCTTCCATTGAAGATATAAATCACAAAGCTGAACTTTATAACAAGGCGTTGATATCCTGCCTTCATTCTCGGTTGAGGCGTTTTATTGCTGCTGTTTTCGGGTTATTTGTCGGACCAGCTCGTGGCACGGGCGGATTTGCCTATCAAGATTCTGCGGTTCTTTATTCTGAGAATGGCGGTAATGAGCATTTTGGCATGATTTACTGGGGCGGGAATAACGGCACTTTTTACGTTCAAATTGGCGGGAAAGGTTGTAGCCATGTAATGAGTGGCACAACACCAGACAAAATTTATAAGTGGCTTGAGCATTTAGATATCACTTCTTTGAAACGTTTAGACTTGGCCACAGATGATTATGATGATGTATTTACTTGCAATAATGCGTTGTCCTCCTATCAACTTGATGCTTTTTATGGCGGCAAGGGGCCTAAGCCTAAGCTGGGAACGGCGTATGAAATTGATCCAGATGGCTGTTATACCAAAGAGATCGTGACAGTAGGTTCACGTCAATCACGAGTTTATTGGCGCGTTTATAATAAAGCTCTTGAACAGAAAGTTTCCGGTACTTGGTATCGTTCAGAAGCTGAATTGAAAGATATACCGACTGAGGTTCTTTTAGATATTCAAGGAACTTATACGGGACTATGTTCCTATGCAGCTTCTATTAACCCCGCTAAACCGGCTCCAATTCCAGTACGTGATGGTCGGAAGGCTGTTGATGCTATTGAAGCTAAAGTGAGATGGATTAGGAAACAGGCTTCTTCCACTATTGCGAAAATCATTCACTTCTTTGAAGGGGACATTCAGGCCGTTCTATCAATGATAGTTCGGGATGATCATATTTCTGATTTAAACCTGAAATTAGATTTGCCCCCGATTTACCAAACACTAATAAATGAAAAACTAGGAGTATCAACATGTCCGTTTTAGACAAAATCCCATTTTATATTGAAGTTACTGCGGCTGATGTAAAAATTGAGCAAAAAACTCGTACCAATAAGAATACGGGCGAAATTACTCCCTATTATTTACAGCGGGTAATTGCTCATATGGGGCCTCGTTCAATGTCAGAGACGGTTATCACATTGTCAGAAGGGATTCCATTACCGGAAGGGAAATATCTCATTTCAGGCTCTAGCTTATACCTAGGGAAGCCTTTTGGTGATAATCCGCCTCGTCTTGAGTTTAATCAATGGAATGTCTCTTATGTGCCGATGGAAACTGTTAAGCACTTAATGAAATTGTAGGAGTATTTTTATTTAAATAAGGGGTAATAATGTCCTCTTTAACTGGTTCCATATGCGATATATCGAATGATTGTCATAAGATAATATTGAATATATCAAATCAATTTCCAATTTCTTATGATTATCCTTATTTGGGTAAAGTGTGGGGATTGGCATTTAGTTCGGTCATGATGTTATATTTTTTTTCTTTTGGGTTGGGTCAATTAATTCGCATGGTAAAACATGCTTAATATAGGAAATTAAAAGAATGTCTAAATACTCTTCTTTATGCACGAAGATTTTTGTTGCTTCTACTTTGGCTTTGTCTTCAGTGGGGGCTTTTGCTGATGATGCTGTTAGCAAAGCTGGCGATGTTGATTTATCAGCATTGACCAATAATATTAGTTTTTCCGGTGTGATTGTCGCTGTGATGGCAATTGCAGGATCAATTATTACGTTGCTTGCAGCCATTGCGGGTGTCAGGCACGTATTAAAAATGGTTCGCGGGGCTTAATTCAATTTATTTTATAAGGTAAAGGGGTGAAAGCCCCTTTTTTTTATTTATGCAGGCAGACTTATTAACGTTAGTGGTTTTTATTTGGGGGCTGTTATGCGCTTGGGCGGTTATTCAAGGATTCAAAGGCTAATCGTTTATTCTTTTTGCTTTTCATTCTTATTGATCAGTTGGCCTAAACCTGTTGCGGCAAACCCTGCTGTGGGTTTGTTGGTTAGGGTTATTGCCCAAACAGTCACGAAAAGAGCGTCAACACGGGCAGCGACTGAGGTGGCCGCAAAGCAGGCGGTGACTAAGTATCCGTTAACCGAAGCGGCTATGCAGGAAACTATCAGGAGACAAGCGGCAGCAGAAGCGGCAGCAACGGCCAGAGCCATGTCACGTGAATTGGCGTCAAGGGCGGCCAGAGTTCCGACAAATTCGGCTTTGCGCACAGCTGGGCAGGTGACTTGGGCAGGGGTTAATGTGGTCGGGGGTGCGGTGACAGTGTCAGAGCTGATTGATGCTTTTCGCTCTGATAATTTAAAAGTCGCTACTGACGGCGTTTCACTCGGGAACGGCAAGTATGAGGTTCGGGTAGGGGGGCGGACTCAGATTGTAGATTTTGAGCCTTCGCCAGATTTGCCGGTCATTCTTTATGGATCTTCTTTTTCTGGGGCTGATAGTGGAAGCGTGATAACACCTTCACGTCCGGTAGCTGTTCAGGGTTTACCTCTTAATCATCCTGAAAAGGAGTTTTTTCCTGTTCCCTTTGGTGTAGTGAAGTCTGTTGCTTTTGATCATGGTCGCGCTACTTATTCGATTGATATTCGTGATGACATAGGGGATTATTATTTTATTGAAGATGACAGAATGAGCAGTATTCAGAATGCCATGATTTTTAAGGCGGTTAAGGAGTTTGAAAGACAGTATCAACCTAGAATATATGAAGCTAAAGGGGACAACGTCACTTTTGATTATGTTGATACTTCTTATACTCTGGATGTTCTGGATTTTATACCTAAAGAAGGTACTTTGTTTCCGTCATATCCAGGTGTCTATACTCATATTTCTGGTGCAGTGACAAGCTATGATGCGGTTATTCCTGCTATCTTGCATACTAAAAAATTAAAGAGTGATTATCATCCCTGTGAATACATTACTGTTAGTGAAATCGTTAATGATAAACCAGTAGAAACAAATAAATATATGTGCACACCTCCTAATGATAAAGATTATGTCATTAGTGATAGTCGTATTAGTGAGCGAGTTTATTTAAGTTTGAACACGGATTATAAAGGAGATTATTTTACGAAAAAAAATGAATCCAATTTAATTAAATCCGTTTCGGGAAATGAACTTGCTCACATTCTTAGAGATAAGCCACTTGATAACAATGTCGTTGCTGATTTGATTAATGATTTATTATATGACGCGGCAGCGCAAGATAACTATGATGGAATACTGTTAAATGATGACGATTATATTAAAGAATCAGAAATTAGTGATGCGTTAAAAAAATTAGGTGTAGATAAATTAACTGTGAGTGATCTATTTTCACCTTATCAAAATATTGAAATAAATTCATCTTCCAATGAAACCAATATTAATCATGGCGGGGGTAGTGGTGATATTACTGTTGATGCAAAGGTTGATTTAGGTGAAAACCCGAATATCAAATCACCCGATTTAGATGCGCCGCCGACGGGAAAGGAAATTATTCAACCCATCAGGGACAGTATGCCTTTTCTTTCTGATTTTAAAATAGGCAGTAGAAACGCGGCTTGTCCGGTGGCGGATATTTCTTTTTCTCTGTTTGGGGTGAACGTTGATGAAACGATTGATAGCCATTGTGACATGATTGAGAAAAACAGAAAACTGATAGAGCTTATTGCTTCGCTTGTCTGGGCTTTTGCGGCCTTACGTATGATTTTAAGTGCTTAAAGGGGTTTTTATGTACGGTATTCTGCTTTCTGCTTTAAATACGGCTTTAGGTTTTTTGCTGCGTACCGTGGTCATTAAATTTGTTGTGTTTGGTGCGCTGTATTTTATTGTCAAAGAGTTGTTTTCTGCTGTCGTGGATTTATTGCCGCAAAGTTCCAATATTCAGTCTTTGTTTGATTTGTTGCCCGATGCGGCTTGGTATTTCATTAATTTGCTTCAGGGGGCATTAGGGGTGAGCTTAGTGGTTACCGCGTGGTTTACACGTTTTATTATTCGCAGAATTCCTGTGATTGGGTGATTGCTATGTCTATAACGGCTTATTTTGGCGTTCCCGGTTCTGGCAAAAGTCATGAGTGCGTGAAAAGCGTTATTCTTCCGGCTTATTTGCAAGGCAGGCGGATTATTACCAATATTGACGGGATTAATTCTGCGGCCATTCGTGATTATGCGGTGAAATTATTTAAAGGCAAGAAAGCCGTTTTTGGCGAGATAATTTCAGTGAATGACGAAAGGGTGATGAAGGAGGGATTTTTTCCTTACAAGCGTAGTGATGAAGAGGGCTATTCGGGTAACGATGCCTTTTGTAAAGCGGGTGATCTGATTTGTCTTGATGAGGTTTGGCGGTTCTGGTCTTCGGATAAAGATTTAACCCCTGAACATCGGTCTTTTATTGCCGAGCATCGTCATTTTACTGATCCTGATAGTGGCTTATGTTGTGATTTGGTGCTGATGAATCAGCACCCTGATACCATCGCGAGATTTATAAAAACCCGTATTGAAACTTCTTTCAGGATGACCAAGTTAGTGATGATCGGGGCTAAAAATCGTTATCGGGTTGATGTCTATAATGGGGTGAAATTAACCAAATCTGGTCGCACGACGCATTATCAGAATAAGTACGATAAAAACATATTTAAATTTTACCATTCTTATAACGGAGGAAAGGGCAGTGAAGCCACTGTTGACACTCGGCAAAATGTGTTTAGCCAAACTAAATTATGGGTATTTTTATTTGGGTTTTTATTCTTATTTGGTTGTAGTGGTTATTTTATCTATGCCTTCTTTACTGGTTATTCTGACAATAACCCTGTCGTATCTGGTGTTGATAGTGATGATGGCTTACATAAGACAACTTCACATATTAGCGGCGAATATGACAATAAGCCTTTGCGAGAGCGAGGCGGAGATAAAAGAACTGAAAGAGAAATAGATAAACCGGTGTCTTCTTCTTGGCGTATATCGGGTGTTTTAAATATCGATGATTATACCTATGTGACGTTGGTGAATGCGGCTGGGGACATCAGGCTGGTGAATAAAACGGGTTTTCAGGGAAAGGGGATTATGATGTTCGGTTTTATTGATGGGGAAAAGGTGACTTATTTTAGTGGGGTATCAAAATGAAAAAAATTATCTTTATGATCACTCTGTTGTTTGCCCCGTTGACCTTTGCCAAAGGCGTTAATTTTTCCCTGGATGGTGTCACCGTGCCGAAATCAGTGAATTTTATTTATAGTCAGGTATTTAAAAAGCCTTTTATGATTTCACCGGAAGTGATTACTGATACGCGATTGGTTTCGTTTCATATCACTCCAGATTTAGATGAAAAGGCATTTTTTGTTCGCTACCTAAATAACATGGGGATTGGCGTTGCCCATAAATCAGGCGTTGATTATATTTACAAGTTGAAAGTGGTTGAACCCGTGATACCGCAATATACCTTTGTTTATCAGCCTAAATATCGTTCTGTGGGGTATTTAACTTCGATCCTTTCCAATGTGGTTCAGGGGCGATTTGGGTCTGGCGGGGCTAAGTCAACTTACGTGGGCGGAACGACTTCGCAGAATCATTCTTCTGGGGCCAATGCGTTTAGTTCTTCTGGGGATATGTTAGTTTTCTATGGGACTAAGGCGGACATTTCACGGATAGAACAGGTTTTGCCTTCCATTGATACGATATCGGATGAAGTTTATGTTGGCGGGTATGTCTATCAGGTACAGACGACAGAACGTAATGGCTCCGGTTTGGCTTTGGCGGCTAAGTTGCTGAGCCAGCGTTTTTCTATTCAGATTGGCGGCAATGGTTCAGGGATCGGCATGGACAACTTCATCAAGTTTTCTTCTGGTAATATCAATGCGTTGGTTGAGCTTTTTAATACGGATTCTCGTTTTACTGTGGTCAGCTCGCCATCTCTTCGGGCGCGTTCGGGGACATCGGCGTCATTTTCTGTGGGTGAAGATGTTCCGGTGCTGGGTAATGTCAGCTTTTCCGGTGACAGGCCTATCCAGTCTGTGGAATATCGTTCTTCGGGGGTGATTTTTAATGTGATGCCGGAAGTGAGACAGAATGTGATTGATTTGTCGATTAGTCAGGAGTTATCTAATTTTGCAAAAACGCATACCGGTGTCGATAACTCACCGACGTTAATTAAACGTAATATTCAAACGTCGGTTTCTGTGAATGATGGTGACATTATTTTGATTGGCGGATTAGCTGATAATAAGGATACGGATGCAAAAACCGGATTATCATTCATGCCGTCTTGGTTCTCTAGTAGCAGTAAAGAAAATACAAAAACCGATATAGTCATCATTCTGCAAGCGAAAAAGGTGAAACGTTAAGATTCGCCCCCGCAGCGGTGCGAGGAGGCGGAATCTTAACGGATCACCTTTTAATTTGATATTAATTAAAATTTGGGGATTTATTTATGTTTACAGCTAGTTTATTCAGGAACGAGGCGTTGAGAGTTATTGATATGACGTGGTTACGTTAAAATTTTCACGTAAGAAAGTGCTTAAGTTAGGTGTGAATTTAAAATGCCCTTTAGGGCATGTAAGGCGGCTCGACAGAGTCGACTGGGGACACGGTGGCCAGCCCGCCGAAACAAAGGGGGGGACTTTGACGGGAAATACGGATAAAGCCCGTAGTTTTTTTGACGGGCGTTACTCTACACCCTGCTAAGCCATCTTTTGACGGGCTTTCAGCGATGAGAAAGTATGATGGTCGGAGACAAAAGAAATGTTCAGCGATGAACTATCGGTTATGTCAATATGAGCATTTTTTATCTATAATCGAGGATGGTATAAAAACTTAACGAGCATTTATGGCACACATGATAGGATATGAACAGCTTGATATTTTCTAGGTAACTTAATGACTTAGAGGATATCTTGTATGTCTGTAAAAAATCAGGTTCGTGACCGTCTTTCCAATGGTCGGTTAAAATCTTATCGTCGTGTTGGGAGACGGTTTGCAAGTTGTGCAAAGTGGTTTAATAAGTCTCCATCTTGGCATCGTAATTTAACCATGACCAGACTGGAACGGCGCGAAGTGAAATATCTACTTGCCCAAGTATTGAGCGGTTGCGATCCTGACGGGATGGCATTTCCTGTACACAATAAGCCTTTTGAATGGTTTTACTGAGTGATTTTAAGGTACTGATAAATGAAAATTAGGCCGATTTTTTATTCAGAAGTGAAAGCAGCTTATTTTGCCGTTAAGCGTGAAGACACATTACAGGAATTTAAAGGGCGTCAGGAACGCAGCGCTGAACGTGAGTAGTATGACGTCATGACGTGAAATTTTTGACGTAAGGCGCTAAAGCCACTTAGGTTCGCATAATGTATAACGTTATGTTACAAAAAGGTTCTCACTCATTTCGGCAAAATGGGAACCGCCGAAACGAGTGAGGTTCGTCAACATAGAGTGGATTATGCGAGCCTATGGTTTTTAATTAGGCGATTTCCTTTCCACTGTAGCGACTGTGCCGTAATAAGTTTTATAGAGAAATGTGCCGTTTTTGAATTGTCCTACAGCAGTGGATATTTTTACATCAAAAATCACGTTTCCCTGATTTCCTGCATTTCTAACAAAATTATCTAATGCTTCTTGATGCTCATTTCTATTTCTTTCCGTTATATTTCGGATGAGTCCTTTATCTGAAATCTCGATTTTCTGTGTATATTCAGTAAATCCATGAATTTCAATAAGCTCAAATTCTGCTGGTATCGTATTTGTACTGAGTACAATTTTACTCATATATTCACCTTACATATGATTGTAGTTACATTGGTTATGATTTTTCGGTACTGTTTTCGTCTGTTTATTTTTTGTTTTTTTGAGATCTATCAGAGTGCGTTAAAACCCCCGTACTGTACTACGGGGGTACTACGGGGGTAGTCTCAGAATATCTTCGGGCTTTCAGGCAAATCCGACCTCATTCTAACTATTTTTCTCTAAAATCAGATATCCATGTTCATCAAGTGTGATCATGGACAGCATTTGTTCAATTGCGTAATGCACCAAATCAGCCTCACTATAAATTTTTTGCCGTCCGCTCATGATGTTTTTCTTCGTTAAGAGGAATGCCTTTTCCTGTAAATCGATAGATTCCGACTTCTTTAACCTGATGGTAGTTTTCAATGTAGATGCATTGCTCATTAGCAGCCTCCGTTCACCATAATCGTTAATTCTATAAAATTTGTGTGTAAGTTGCCTACGACATGTTGACAGGAAACATGTGATATGTTTACTATCTATAGATAATGTTATTAGTGATTTGTATATAACGCCAATTGAGAGAGTTTTTAGGGCAAGAAAGATCGGGTACTCAGGGTCAAACCTCAGTACTTTTTTAAAGGTGATCTTGGTTCGCACAATCTATATTATGTTAAATAGTTTGTCGTTCACTTCGTTCGTAAGCCCCCGCAGATCACGAACAATCATACACTTATGCGTTAGCGTTGAGTTGCCCTATTTGATACTGATACAGAACGGGAAATTGAAACTGTACATAAACAATTGCTATGTGTTGTCTAATTGAACAGGTTTAGTCTTCGAAGAGTAATACCTTATCCATAACGCAATAAGTACCAGAATAATAAAAAATACGGGTACAGATAGAGTAAGTTCCTTAAAAATAAACCTGCCCATATTTATCCCCGATACCTCCAAAGATAAAAACAATGCTAAAGGGCATGTTAAAAAACCTGAGATTAACCCAATACCAATCAGATGGTAAAGTTTTCTTTTGTTCGTTTTTTGAATGCTAAGATCCAATTTTTTCTGATATCGTCGGTACTTCATGGTGAGGTACAATAATCCTGACAATGAACTGAGATGCTGTAGTATTTTATATATACTTATCCCCTGCCCGTTGGTAATGGAATGAAAAACGCGGAACTGTAGTAGAGGAACTAGCTCGACAAAAAAACCTTTATTGTGTGTGAATGCATCCCAGCCAATATGGGTTACAGCTCCTATAAATAACGACAATACAAAAGCAACTCTATCCTTATAGTCTGGTTTTTCATAACGCGCAAAGGATATTGGAAAAAGGACGGATAAAGGATATGACAATAGACGTACAATCAAAAATATCAATAGACATAAAGGAAACGCGGTATAAAACCATCCGGGTAAGTCATACATATCGGTTCCTTTTTGTTGTTTTAACCCAATTTCATAACTTTTGGACAGTTGACGTCATATGATACGCCCATCTCATCAGCTCAGGTCTGAGTTCATACATTTAATAAGGAGGAAACTATCCTTATTCATCTGTGGTATATTCCCTATCGCAGACTTTAACATTTTTTTAGGGTTTTTCGTAATGCCATGGACATTTTCACATCCAGCAGCCGTTTTTCCTTTGAAGAATTTTCCGGGGGGGAGGTTGTTAAATTTACCTGCACTAATTACTGGCAGTTTGTCTCCTGATTTTTTTTACTCTGTTGGGTTATATGATATTGCAACGACTGCGCATGACTATATGATCCAGAATTTTTGCTATCTTCCTGAAGAGATATTTTCACCACTGGATTTACTGATATATGCGTAA